TACGTCAAACTTGATTTGATTTGCGTCGTTGTTTAATTCATAAAACTGTTGTGCGATATTATTTACTGATGTTTGTTTTTTAGGACTACCATATTGATTACCAAATTGTAATACACTATTCATTACCGCAATGAAATCATCCAAGTTGTTTACATTACTTGTTGATTCAAATTTAATATCTTGCCCGCCTAAACTGGTTCCTGCACTGCCAATTACAGACTCGTTTGTTTTTACACTAATTACTTTCATCTCACCAAATGCTGGCACATTACGTCTTGGTGTGTAGCCAATAAATTCTGCTAGTTTATAAACACTATCTTGTCTTTCTGCTGTGCTTAAAAAGTTATTACGTGAGTTTAGGTCAACTCTAAATGCTAAGTTGTGTCCCATTTGTGCTACTACGTCAAGTAGTGCAACAAACTCTGAACTTTCAATCCAGTCATTATAATTTTCTGGATATGTGCTTCTTACATACTCGACCATCGCTGTGCGAATAGTATCATAATCATATGCTTGTAAGTTAGCATTGATATATGATTCGTATACTGCTACATAGTCTTCAGCTGCAAAAAGTTTTGATTGTCTAATATTTTGTGCCATAATTAAAACTCTGCCTGTTCTGTGAAATCACTGTCAAATTGAATCTGCAATTCTGTTGCAGTTGTTGTGGGTAGATATAATAATTTGACTGTTACTGTAACTGAATGAGCGTCTTGATCAATAACAATACTTTGCTTATCTAATTCAAAACGTGGATCATATGATACAATATTATATACTTCTTCGTTTATTGCATCTGTTGTAAACTCATCTAGTGGTTGGAACACATATTCAAGTAGGTTGCTACCAAAATCTGGGTCTGTCCATTTCTCGCCTTTGCGAATATGGAAATGATTTACTAAGTCGCGTTTAGCAAGTTCAAGACCATCTAGTCTTAGACTTCCATTTTGCTGATTTATTGTTGTGTAGCCTACTATACTGTTCATACTAGTATTTATCTAATTCATTATCGGCTAATATAATGATTATATAATTACCTATTTAATTTAGAGGATAGTATCCGTTGTCTAGATTCTGCTATATTTGGCAAAAACCTTTTTGTTTCAGCATAGTATACATATTCCGCTTGAGATCTGCTTTTATCATCTAGCATTCTTGCTGGATATTTATTTGCTATGTCTTGTATACCTTGTCTTTTAATTAATGATCTATCTTTGACTATTCCATAGTCTGCAAGCATAATAACTTTTGCTTCCAACTGTCGTTGAATTCTATTAACTCCACTGCTGGTCATAGCAGTTGCTACATATTCCCATTCTCTATTTTTTACGTAATCGTATAATTGAAATGTTCTTTGTTCTGATCCAACTCTAGTCCAGTCACCTGTAAAGTAATACATGCTTACCATACCATCATACTGACTTTGACTAATTGAATCTAACACAAATATTTCTTTGAATCTTCTCTCAGCGTCTTTGAAATGTTTAATCCATTTTTCAAATGCATCTGCTTCAGTTAATCCTACACTGCTGACACCATCTGTTAGATTATATCCTATTTTTACAATGTTGTCAACATCTTTGTATGCAAATCCACTCCAGCCAATATTTCTTAACATTAAGTTAATCATTGCTGGACTAGTTTCTAGATTTCTAATAGGAACTATTGTTTTAGCTAATGTATTATCAGCAACTGGAAATAGATCAAAAGGTAGTAAATCTTCCTTTGTTATTATATTAGGTAAAGTATATGTTGCCATTAGCCTGAATTTCCTTTACCCGTTTCCATTTTTTCTCGTATAGATACACCTTTCCATGGGTGATGCTCAGGAACTCTGCTACTAATACTTTCCGTTACATTTGTGTTTACTGTCTGTGCCTGAACTGCTGCCTTACTTGTTTCACCAGGTTGTGGTCCGTTAATCTCTACAAGGTCTGCTTTTAAAATATAACTCGGGCCTGCAGTTATATTAATATTCCCATCGGCGTTATTGTTAATATCAAGATTACTATGCACATCAATTGATCCAGAACTGCTTTCTAATTTAAGGCCTTCTGATCCTGTGCTTTTAATATTAACTCCTTGATCTGCTTGCATGTTAATGGATCCTTTTGCATGAACATTATAATCTCCGTCTGTTGCTACGCTGACACCACCTTGGCTATAAACATCAACACGACCATCTGCATCCATTTCTATCCATGCATTACCTTTGTTATTACTAATGAATATAAATCCACTAGTATCGTCTAGCAAAATCTGATTACCACCACTAGTTCTAATTCTAATATTATCATTTTCCTCGTGGTCGTCCATACTAATTGTATGTCCACTTTTTGTTGTGATTCCAAATACCTTACTAGGTGATTCTCTTCTTGCACTACTTTGACTGTGTCCTCTAACATAGTCTAATATAAGACCAGACTCAAGTAATTGAGCGAGTTGTTTTTGTTTGGCTGCTTTTGTTACTGAATCAGACTCATCTAGACTATTTTTTTCTGTAGTTTGAGATAATATAATATTACCGTCACCATCATACGCTTCATTACTTGCGTTGCCGCCCATGGTTGCATTTCTATCCTTGGGTGGAAGATAACCTAAGAAAAATCCTTGTGCCATTGATCCTGTGTATCCCACTAAAATATTTGATCCTATTTCAGGTGGTTGTGGCCACATGCCATATGTAATAGCTGAACCTTCTTCTATATCCGGCTCTTTAATTTCAGTCTTAATTTCTGTGTTGCCACCGAACGGAGTAGTCAGCAACACAATACGTTCTGAATCTGCTCCAAATTCTGGAATTTTAACAGTAACTCTGCCATTGTGTTGTGCATCACTATTGTTTATTACTTCACCAACATATAAACCGTTAAGAATATTACTGTTGTATGAAGTTGATGCGTGAGCACGTTTGGCTACTTTATTGCCATCTGTTTGAAACCCTGAACCTGCTGATACACCCATTTTAATCTACCTTTAATTCTACTATTTGATCAAGTAACAAATACGTATTACTATTTCCATCTCTGTATGTTTTTATTGTTTGTGTAAAACTTCCTTGTTGGAATTTACTGTTAACTTCGTTAATTCTATATATACCTGTACTTATCATGTCAACTGGGCCTTTTCTTTGCTTGCCTAATAAATCTTCTGGATTAGGTGTAAAGTTTAAAAATGCCATATATGCTGACTTTGGACTATCTCCTTCTTCTTCGGAAAAAAGATCATTCCCACTTTTGCCTAAGAATATAGGGTCGCCTCTTACTTCTAGTGTTAATTCTGCTGCATCACGTGTTCTTGCTGCGTGGTCAAGTAATGATAAATTTGCAATCGTATCTACACTTGTTGATTCATTCACTTGTTGTCCATGTGGACCAACTGGTTGCACTCTGAATATTGGGCTTTGTTCAACGTTGTATTTTACTAATGGCATGTCGCTTAAAAATCTGGCAGGAAGTGGAACACGTTGTCCATCGTGCGGGTTAGCGTCTAACGATTCTGGATCATTTATAGTATCTACATTTACTATGTTTGCTTCAAACATACTATGATTATCTGCGTAATAAACTCCTGCCTGCGGTGACAATGCGTTATAAAAATATTGATTAAGGTTTAAATCAATATCCATTACTTCTGTGTTTTCACCTGTATATTGATATGTATATTTTTTAACAAGATTGGGACGAATAAGGTCATTGAATCTTTCTGTCTGTGCGGCTTTTTGGTTTCTTAACTGTGTAATACTAACTTTGTCTTGTGGAATTTGTGTAGCGTGTGTTACAAGACCTATATGCAATGTAATTCTTTTACGCTGTAAATTAACAGTTGTATCAACTCCATCTAGTAGTTCCATTTTTGGCGTAACAACGACCTCATATGTAATTCCGTTTTTTGACGCTCGTGCGTTATGCTGAGCGTAAGCTGGAACTTCAGCAATAAGCTCACGTATTTTTGCACATAATTGTGTATTGTTATTGATTGTTATATCTCTTATACCTAACGCTTCAAGTGATTCACTTTGAGCACCAGACGTTGAAGTATCAACAGTTCCGCCCCAAGGTGCTTCACTTAAATTAAAACTTGGTAATCTAAAATAATCTTGTGCTTGTGTAGTCATTGATGAGCTGAGCACAACTTTATATTCAACTTCAGTTTGCACCATTCGTCCTGCAGGCCCGCCTACTGTCGAGTCTGGTCGTATAGCCTGTGCATTTTTATTTAATGCTGTTTCTAAATTTTCAGAGAATGTTTTTACCGTAGTTACATTTTTAACTGTCATGTCAGTTTTAGTAACTGTATCAAGTTTAGCCTCTGTGTCCATGTTATTAAATTCACAAAAGTATTTTGCTCCAGCTTCGCCTATTGTTGCACTAACATCTTTTAATACTAATGCATAAACAAATGTGCCTTCTCTTTTTCTACTTGCTCCGTTAACTGGATCTATTCCTATAAAATCTAATAATAATACCCAGTTAATTGATTTAAAATTTTGAGCTTGTCCGAGCATCCTTGATACTGTTAGTGATCTTTCTAAAAGTCCAAATCCAAGAGGTTCCATTATATCAAAATGAACTAATGTAGATTTAGAATAACCATTGGATACTGCGCCTTGGCTTGTCATTATGTTTACATTTTGAACAGCATACGCACTTTCAACTCCATCTTCAGCAACAATAATTCCTTTGCCTTGTGCAAGTGTTTGTTCTTTATTGAATGATCCTTTAGATGCGTCATTCCAGGTATCTTTGTCTACAATCATAAATGTAAACTTATAAGACCCAGATGAGACTGTATTAAGCCAATTATCTCTTAACATTATGTAAACCTTAATGGAACTTGAATAGTTAATCCTGCTTCAAAATCAGTAATAGGATCATTTAATATATCTTGATTTATTGTTGCAAATACCCACCAAAGTTTAGCGTTACCATATAGCTTGTCTGCTAATGTGTCTGGTCGTTGATGATATTTGTTTTCTATTGTATATGGCTGAGTAGTAAGTGATGAAATTTCAGTAACCGTTGGTTCCCATATGCTAAGATACTGCTTATTCTCTACCTCAGTGTGTCTATATAAACTATCTCTTCGATATTCTACCATTAGATAAATCCTCCGCCAAGTGAATTACCTTGTGCAAACTTACCTATGTCAAATCCTTTTCTAACTGTTTTCGGCGAAAGTTGAACTGATAGTTCACATGCTATCAATAACATTGTAGGAACTGTCCCATATTCTGTTTCAACATAGTTAACATCTTCTGGCATTGTATAGTTCATACTTCTGACTACTACTGGTGTATTTTGAGCATTAAGCGTTGATCCTCCATAGATTTTAAGGCTTAGTATCGGAGGTGGTGTGCCTGCTGTTGTAAGTCTGCTTTCACCAAAGTCTGACTTAGTGCATGTTTTTAAAAATTGTATTGCTGCCGCTGTGTGTTTTGCTTCTGCAATACTATTTGCTGTAAAGTTTGCTGTAATACTTATGCTAGGATTTGGTGTTGAAATATAATACTGCGGCTGATATATTGTATGTGTAATATCATATGTTCCATAAGTAGCACTATGACCTACCATAACAGTTGGTGTGTAAGGGAATACCAATCCGTGGTCTGCAGCCAAAGGCGATAGTGTTTCTGTTAAGGTAAATGGATTATTAGGCCTTACTAATAATGAAACTACACCAGTTACATCCGAGCTTTTATTTTCATTGCTACTATTTTGTATTCCTGATCTGAAACTACTCATTATGTCAACCTCTCTTCGATGAATCTAAATATTTTCTCATCAAACTTTCCAAAGAACTTTGTAAATTCTTTTTGTTTTGCTTCCGGTGTGGCATTACTTGCCATTGCTGCACGGAATTCACTTGCACTCATTCCACCTTGCATTAGTGGTGCTTCATAATAATATATCATTTCGCTTTGAGGCTTTATGTCTTTTAGGTTGTCTGGCAGCTTTTGAACATTTGCTGATCCACCTAAGCGTCCTGCATCTTTGGCACCAAACACTAATACAATACCTGTTGTATTATTATCTCTGCCTACTGTAGACGGTTCGCTTCTGTATGGATTGCTGTTTACAATTTTATCTGCTGGTATGCCAAACATTGTAGACATGATACTTTTCTTTTCATCAAACGTAAATGGATCATCACTGTAGTTGCCTGCAGCATGGGCCTTTGTAGCTTTTTGACTAAAAGTTGTGGCGATAAATACATTGTCTGCACCAAACTTACCTACAAGATGTTGATATACATCTCGGTGTCCTTGGTGCATAGGTTGAAAACGACCACCATAAAATACTGCAATGCTACCTACGTCTTCTCTAATTTGTATAATTTCATTTATAATCATGTCTATTCTCCATTAGTATTTATGACTTGCAAAAACCGGTTGACTTTTACACGCATTCAGTTATAATAGTTAAGAACAGAGGAATAAAATTATGGCAAGAGCACCAAAACAATTTTACTTAACAAACAAAGAGTTGTTAAAAGAAATACATAAATCTAAGATGTCCTATTGTTATGTGAATGATGATCAGTATGCAGATTATGATTTGATCGTTGAAACATTTGAAGATATTACACCGGATGCTGTAGCAGAAGCAAAACAATCACGTGCAACACGTTTACAAAAGAAAGCACATGAAGCCGAAGTTAAACGTTGGGAGCAAGGACTAACAGGCAAGAAAACTAAACCAAGAGTAGCAGATTTCTTAGTTGAAGTAGACACAATACTAGACACAGATATTGTTATTCGTGTAATGACATTTGATCACATTCCATTAGAGAATAGAAAAAACAAACCCAAAACAGAGGCAGACTTACATAGTAAATGTAACTTCCCTCCGTTTAAGCATTATGCTTATCAAGAAGGAAACCTCAAAGAAGTCGCTAGAAGTCATTGGGAAGGTGGATTAGATAATGGTTACTTTAACACTACACACGGTGGCACAACAAATCAACTAGGCGGAATGTATATTAAACTATGTGAACGTTATAGTATGCGAGGCAACTGGCGTGGTTACACATATGTAGATGAGATGCGTGGGCAGGCATTAGTTCAACTTAGTCAAATTGGATTACAGTTTAATGAGTTTAAATCGCAAAACCCTTTTGCGTATTACACTGCGGCTATTAACAATAGCTTTACTAGAGTATTGAATTTAGAAAAGCGTAGTCAAAATATTAGAGACGACTTACTAGAAGAAGCAGGTCTTAATCCAAGTCACACTAGAACATTTAATGCTGAATGGGAAGGCAAAGAGAAAAAAGAGATTGAGAAGATTAGGCAAATGAACGCCGAAAACGCCGCAGCTAAAAAATAAAAAGAGGTAACACCAAGTATGCTATTTGATAAAGCAGTAATATTCACTGACATTCATTTAGGTAATAAAAACAATTCACGGTTACATAATCAAGACTGTGAAGATTTTATTATATGGATGATTGATGAAGCACACAAAAGAGGAATTAAAAAATGTTTCTTTTTGGGAGATTGGCATCATCACAGAGCAACAATTAATGTAAGCACATTAAATTATACAGTAAGTAATCTACGTAGACTCAATGATAACTTTGATGAGGTTATTATGATTATGGGCAACCACGATTTATATTATCGAGAAAAGCGTGAGATACATAGTATCCCAATGGGTAAGGAATATCCTAACATACGCATTGTAAATGATACTATGTTAATTGAAGATGATGTTGCTTTTATCCCCTGGCTTGTTGATGATGAATGGAAGAAAGTAAAGGAAGTAAAATGCAAATATATGTTTGGACATTTTGAACTTCCACAGTTTTATATGAATGCATTAGTTCAAATGCCAGACCATGGTGGACTTAAAGCAGAAGACCTAAGAGGCCCTGAAAAAGTTTTTAGTGGACACTTTCACAAACGACAAGAACGTGGTAATGTAATTTATCCGGGCAACTGCTTCCCACATAACTTTAGTGATGCATGGGATGATGATAGAGGTTGTATGTTCTTAGACTGGGCTGGTAAGATAGATTATCTACCTTGGCCAGAGGCACCAAAGTATCGCACACTGCCATTAAGCAAACTTATTGATAGCCCAGAAAAATATCTAGCAGACAAAACATATGCTCGTGTGGCACTTGATGTAGGTATTACATATGAAGAAGCAAACTTTATTAAAGAAACATTTGCTAAACAATATGACTTACGTGAGATTAGTTTGATACCAAGTAAAAAAGAAGAACACACAAACGACTGGCAACAAGGTGTTGATATCGAAGTGGAAAATGTAGATACAATTGTGTTGTCGCAATTAGAATCTGTGCAAAGTGAAACTATCAAGAAACAAATGTTGATTGACATTTATCAAGGATTAAGTAATTAATATAATATGCTAAGAATTAAAAATATCACTGTAAGAAATTTTATGAGTGTGGGCAATGTCACACAGGCTGTCCATTTTGATAATGCAGGACTAACACTTGTGTTGGGTAACAACATGGACTTGGGTGGCGATGGGTCACGTAACGGAACAGGTAAGACAACAATCATTAATGCATTAAGTTATGCATTGTTTGGCAACGCATTATATAATATTAAGAAAGATAACTTAGTTAATAAAACAAACAACAAAGGTATGTTAGTTACTGTTGACTTTGAAATGAATGGAATTGAGTATCGTGTAGAGCGTGGGCGTAAGCCAAACATTTTTAAATTCCTTGTTAATGGCGCAGGCAGTGACGGAGAAATTACTGATGAAATGCAAGGCGAAGGCCGTGAAAGTCAACGTGTAATTGAACGTGTAATTGGTATGGGTCATACAATGTTTAAGCACATTGTTGCATTGAATACTTACACAGAACCTTTCCTTAGTATGCGAGCAACTGATCAACGTGATATGATTGAACAGTTACTAGGTATTACTAAACTTAGCGAAAAGGCAGAAATACTAAAAGAACTTACAAAGATTAGTAAAGACAAAATAACAGAAGAAACATATCGTATTCGTGGCACAGAAGAAGCAAACGAACGTATTGGTAAAAGTATATCAGACTTAGAACGCAGGCAAACAGTATGGGAATCAAAGCGTGATAAAGACTTGCAAGACTTAGAAACAGAGCTGTTAAACTTGCAACATATTGATATTGAAGTTGAACTAAAAGCACACACAGACTATGAAGAATTTACTAGTCAGAAGCAACAAATAGATACGTTAACTGCCGAAATAGCAAGACTAACCAGCACTAACGATAGAGAACAAAAACGCTTAAACAAAGCACAAAAGGATCTTAATGATACGTTAGATCATAAATGTTATGCATGTGGACAAGAACTACATGATGAGAAACATGAAGAACTTGTTAAGCAAAAAACAGAGGCAGTAACAGAAAGCCAAGAGCATATAGATGATTATAATACTAAGATTAATGAGTATAATAATGCATTAAATGACATAGGACCACTTAACAAAGCACCCACAATGCATTACAATAGTGTTAAAGAAGCGTATGAACATCAAGGTAAACTCGGATTAGTTGAAACAGAGTTAGTTCGCATTAAAGATGAGCAAAATCCATATGATGAACAAATAACCGCATTAAAAGACACTGGTTTGCAGGAAGTTGACTGGTCAGAGGTAAATAGACTTACAGAACTAAAGGAGCATCAAGACTTTTTATTGAAGCTACTTACAAACAAGGATAGTTTTGTTCGTAAGAAAATTATTGAACAAAACTTACAATTCTTAAATACTCGATTAGAGTATTATATTACACGTTTAGGCTTACCACATGAAGTGCAATTCCAAAGCGACTTGACTGTAACAATTACACAGTTAGGACAAGACTTAGATTTTGATAACTTATCACGTGGTGAACGTAATCGACTTATACTTGGACTCAGTTGGAGCTTCCGTGATGTATTCGAAAGTATGAATCATCCTATTAACTTAATTTGTATTGACGAATTAGTTGACAGCGGAATGGATACAATTGGTGTTGAAAGTGCATTAGGTGTATTAAAGAAGATGGAACGAGAAAGACATAAAAACATTTTACTTATTAGTCATAGAGATGAACTAGTGGGTAGAGTTGATAATGTTTTACAAGTTACTAAAGAAAACGGTTTCACTACTTTTAACGTAGAGTTAGAAGTTATTGATGCGTGATCACGCAGAAATAAAGAAACTGCCGTTGCAATGGGAATTTTGGCCTGCAATAAAAATTAATGAGAATTTAATTGGCCATGACATTTTGCAAAAACTATTAAAAGAAACAAACATTGACAAGCAAAAGAAAAACTAGCGATTGGACTCATAACAATATAATAGTTGATGAATTACCTCCAGAGGCAGAAGGATTTGTGTATTTAATCACAAACACTA